CATAAGGAATCGAATACTCGTGTAACCTTCGGTGGTACAAAGAAAAGTTAATCTTTTAACTATTCCTACCCAACGAATAAATTAAACCGTACTGGAGGCCCTTCGGGGCAGGTACATAAAAAGGAAAAACAACTATGGCTAATACAGGTACAGTAGGTTTTGGTTTTAGAATGTCACCGACTCTTGGTAATACACCAGCGACGTCAGGACAATCAGAATACAAAATCGAGTCTGGTCTAGATGTAGGTATCTTCCAAAATAACCCAGTTTCTTTAAACGACGGCGGTGCAACTGCTGGTGAACAAGGTTATTTACAAGATGCTAGTTTCGCAACAACTGATGATGGTGGAACGGGTGGAGCTTCATATACGAATGCTTCTCACGCGCTTATGGTCGGTGTGTTTAATGGGGCGTTTTTTATAAACAACTCTACAAGCAAACCAACTTTTGCAAATCACGTGTTAGCGAGTACTACATTTGGTACTGACTATAACACAGGGTCAAGTGATGGTATTGGGTTTGTTAACGACAATCCGCAACAAGAATATGTTTGTAAAGCGGATGCTGCTGTTACACAAGCTGATATCGGAACTGCCTTTAATTGTAACAACTTTACGGCGGGCGATGCTAGAGATGGTCAATCAACTACGACGTTAGACATTACAGGTGCTGCTGAAACTAAAATGTTCAGAGTAGTAAGATCTGCAAATGAAGCAGGTAACAATGATCTAACCGCAGTTAATGCGAACATCATCGTAGCTTGGAACGCTGCAAGTAACTTGTATTCATAAACTAAATAGGAGTATATAACTATGGCAATATCAAGAGCACAACTAGTTAAAGAACTAGAGCCAGGTCTAAATGCACTATTTGGACTTGAGTATAAAAACTACGGCGAGCAATGGACTGAAATATTTGACACAGAAACATCTGACAGAGCTTTTGAAGAAGAAGTAATGTTAGCTGGTTTTGCAAACGCTTCAGTTAAACCAGAAGGTCAAGGCGTGAATTACGATTCAGCTCAAGAGACTTTCACAGCTCGTTACACTAACGAAACAGTTGCATTAGCATTCGCTATCACTGAAGAAGCTATCGAAGATAACTTGTATGACAGACTTGCGTCTAGATATACAAAAGCTTTAGCTAGATCAATGGCGTCTACTAAAAACATTAAGGGTGCAGCAGTATTAAACAACGCGTTTAATGCAAACTTCGCCGGTGGTGACACAAAAGCACTTTGTGCTACGGATCACCCAACTTTAGCAGGAAGTTTCTCTAACGAGTTAACTACACCAGCTGAACTTAATGAAACTTCATTAGAACAATCATTGATTGATATCAATGCATTCACTGATGAAAGAGGCCTAAAAATTGCAGCGCAAGGAGTTAAATTAGTAATTCCTTCAGCTCTTCAATTTACTGCTGACAGATTAATGAATTCTGCAGGCAGAACAGGTACAGCTGATAACGACATTAACGCAATCAAAAATTCAACAGATCACCTATCAAAACTTCAATGGAAGGTGACTTTGATACTGGTAACGTTAGATACAAAGCAAGAGAAAGATACGTATTTGGATTTTCTGATCCAAGAGGCGTATTCGGATCTGACGCTTCGTAATTAATAATTTTAAGGGGCCGATCACAATTCGGCCCCTTTTTACATATAAGGTGAGAAAATGACTAAATTCCTAGTAAATATATGGGCTTATGACTACCACGGCAAATTTAACGTGGAATGTGAAGACAATCCAACCTCATTGGAAAAAGCTATAGTTGACAAACTAGGAGAAAATGATATTATCTGGGAAAGAACGGGAATGTTCGCCCAAATAAACAGAATAACCTATGAGGAGGTTACTTATGATACAAGACCTATACAAAGCAAAAAGGTCCTTGGAGTTGAAGTGGGAACAGGAGCATCTATCTAACGGTAGATATACTCTTGAAATGGTCAGAATTGATGACAAAGTAAAAAAAATCATCACTGACATTAAGCTGGAAGAAGCAGCAATTGCCCACAAGCAGAACACTATTGAAGGTTCGGCTCCACAAGTTTCAGTAGCTACTTAATAAAAAAGCTACATCGTAAAAACATCATTTACATTACAGGCTCTCTTGCGCTCTACTTAAATGTATTGTATAAAAGACACACTATACAATTTAATTAGATCATAGACGAGTATAGTCGACGGCCTAGAGACTATGATCGTAAACTAGGAGGATATAATTATGGCACAAACTACGTTTTCAGGACCAATATTAGCTGGTACTATTAAAAATACTACAGGTACTACTGTTGGAACTGATATGAAAAATACTGGTCAAGTTGTAATGGCACAAACTTTTGCAGCTGACCTATCTTCAGGAGCGATTGCTGCATCAGCAACAAATGTAATCATTCCAGCAAACTCACAAATTATTGATTGTGTAATTGATGTTATCACAGCAGCTAATACAGGAACTAATATCAGTGTTGGTTTTGTTGGAGGAGCAGCTACTGCCCTTGTTAACACATTTGCAATCGGAACTACTGCTGGTAGAAAATACCCTGGAACTGAAGCAGGTGGAGCTTTAGCTTGGGAAGATATTGGAACGTCTGATCAAAGATTAAACGTGACTAACTCTGCAGCAACAAACGCGGGTGAAGTTAGAATTACTATTTTGTACCAACAAAATAATAATTTAAGTTAATAATTAATTTAGTGTGGGCTTCGGCCCACACATAATTTAGGAGAAACAAATGGCATCATATTCAAGTGACCAACAGGTAGCCCACGCAACAGGAGATGGACAATTAGTTCCTACAACTCAAAGAGCGAGAATAACTGGTATTCAAGCTGAAGGAGCTGCTAGTTCTAGTATAATTTTTAAATCTGGTGGATCTAGTGGAACTGCAATAGCTACATTTAAATTTGGAACTGAAGGAATAGATTTTTATGTTCCTGGTTCTGGAATTTTATTTGAAGAAGGAATTTATTTAGATTTAACTGCAACACCTGGTGTTACTATAACATTTACGTAGGATTAAATTGTGGCTACAATAACTTATAAAGTAACCGTAGCAACGGGGACTAATCAATACGGTACCGGTAATAAATATTATATTAACGGAGAGGCTAATGTTGTCTTATATTTACAAGAAGGCAATACTTATATCTTTGATCAGTCTGATAATACAAACTCAACTCATAGATTAGCTTTTTCTACTACTGCTAACGGAACTTGGGCAACACCCGCAGGAACTGAATATACAACTGGCGTAACCGTAACAGGAACTGCTGGAACTGATGGAAAAACAACTATTAATGTGGCACCAGTTAGAACAACAGGTGCGCCTTTGTTATTTTATTATTGTATTAACCACAGCGGTATGGGTAATACTGCACAAACTATTTCACCTACATCAGAAGTTACAGAATTTAATCCACAAATAGATGAGATTATAGAAGAAGCATTCGAACGAACTGGTATGAGAGGAACAAGAACAGGTTATCAATTAAGATCTGCAAGACGTTCATTAAATATTATGTTTCAAGAATGGGGAAACAGAGGTGTTCATTTGTGGAAAGTAAAATTAGCAAAAGTTCCATTAGTAGAAGGTCAAGCAGAATATAATTTTGCAGCTGATTCAACAAATTTTCCAGATGATATTAGTGATGTATTAGAAGCGTATTATAGAAATAATACTACTACAACTGCACCACAAGATATTGCACTTACAAAAATAGATAGATCTACATATTCACAAACACCAAATAAATTAGCTAAAGGTACACCTTCACAATATTATGTAGAAAGAAAATTAAATCCAAGTATATTTTTATATACAACACCAAGTTCAAGTGTATCAAGCACAACTACACCAAGTAGTTTTCAATTTTGTTTTTATTATTTATCAAAGATTCAAGATGTTGGTGCATATAATAATACATCAGATGTTGTAAATAGATTTTATCCTTGTATGATGTCTGGTCTAGCTTATTATTTAAGTTTAAAATATTCACCGGAAATGAGTCAAGAATTAGAGCGAAGATATGAAAGTGAATTATTAAGAGCACTTGATGCAGATAATCAAGGAACATCTACTTTTATTTCACCACAAACATTTTATGGAGATGGAGTATAATGGGTAAGTATGCATCAGGTAAATACGCTCTAGCAATTTCTGATAGATCAGGAATGGCATTTCCATATGATGAAATGGTTAGAGAATGGAATGGATCTTTAGTTCATTTTTCAGAGTTTGAAGCAAAGCAACCACAGTTAGAACCAAAACCAGTTGGCTCTGACCCACAAGCTTTATATAATCCAAGACCACAACCAGATTCTGTTGCTAGTTTAATTTTATTAAATTCAAATCCATTTACATCTGTAATTTATAGTGGCACAACTTATGTAAATGTTTTTTCAGAAAATCATCAAAGAAAAGCTGGAGACATTGTAAGATTTAGAGGACCACCAGAAGTAATTGCTGCGGGACCAGGAGGATCAGATCCAGGAGATATAAGAAATTTACAACAGTTTGCAAATATACCTACATTTGATAATGTAAGTGATTTAAATAATACATCTGGTTTTACAATTGCATTAGGTCAAATAGATTCATCTGGTAATGTAACTGGCGCAACTACAACTGATGTATTAACAGATCCAATAAATTATTTTTATATAACAAGCACAAGTTCTGCAACAAGCGGTGGTGTATCAGGTGGCGGCGATAATTGTTCTGCAGGACCAGTAACACTTGAGGTAGTAAACGGATAATGGCATACACTTTAGATAACTTAAGAACTGATATTAGAAACTACACAGAAGTAGATAATGGTGTTACTACACCAAAAGTTTTAACAGACTCTGTGTTGGGAACTATTATTAAAAATGCAGAAAATAAAATTGCTAGAGAAATAGATACAGATCAAAATGTATTTTATGCAACTTCAAATGCTATCATAGGAAATAGATATGTGACTATACCAGAAAATTTAAGAGCTATAAGATATGTGCAATTTAAAGATCAAGCAGGAAATCAATATTATTTAGAACAAAGAGACACTAGTTTTATGGCAGAATATTATTCTACACCAAGCACTCAAGCTGTGGATATTCCAAAATACTATGCAAACTGGGATGAGGAATTTTGGGTAGTAGCCCCAACGCCTGATAAAACTTACGAAATTACAATATCATACGACAAAGAACCAGATTCTATTACAGATACAACATCAACTCCAGCACCAGCTACAACAGGAACTTATCTGTCAAATAAATATCAAGATTTACTTTTGTATGCTTGTCTGATAAATACATATGCATACTTGAAAGGCCCGCAGGATATGTTACAATACTACCAACAGGCTTATACACAAGCAATCGAATCGTACGCTATCGAGCAAATCGGTATCAGACGCAGAGACGAATATCAAGATGGTGAAGTTCGTGCTCAACTTAATAGTAAACCACCATCAAGCAATTAAGGAGATAAAAGAATATGGCAAATATAATACCAAATAGTTTTAGAGGTGCTCTGTTCGAAGCTAATCATAACTTTAAAGCTTCAGGCGGTAATACTTTTAAAATTTCTTTATATACAACTAATCCTTATTCAACGTCATCAACAGTTGCATTGTTAGGAACTGGAAACGGCGAAGTAGATACTACAGGTGGAACTAACTATTCTGTAAAAACATTAACAAGACTTGGAGTTGCATCGAGCACAGCAGTTGCTTCAGTTGATTTTGATAATGTTAGTTATAGTAGTGCATCTTTTACTGCAGCTTTTGCAGCGATCTACAATACAGATACAGTTGATTCGGTAGCGAATAGATTAGTAGTGGTTTTAGATTT